ATGCCAGTTCACTATGTAAAAAGCCAAAAGGATTGGTACAAACATATCAAAGATTTGGTAAGCGATGCTGATATGAGAAAGGAAAGCGGAGAAAAGCTTTTTGAGTTCTGCCAAAAGAATTATAACTTTGATGGTATAAATTTAGATAGAAAGTATATTTATAATAAACTAATTTCTCATAGTTAAATTTTTTAATTATTAATCAACGGAAAATTTAATGGGGAAGCTATGAGGAAACACACACAAATTTATTTGCAGGGGATGGGTTATAAAACAACCGACTTCATTCCTTGCGAAGTGTGTGGCTCACAAGCGGTAGACGTACATCATATTGAAGCAAGAGGAATGGGTGGCAGCAAAGAGGCAGACGTAATAGAAAACCTAATGGGACTTTGTAGAAAGTGCCACATAGAATATGGAGACAAGAAACAATATAAAGAGTTTTTAAAAGACATACACGCAAAGAATTATGGCAAAGGTTAACGAAAATAAAAACAAAATTAGCTTTGGCAAACGCAAAAGAGGCTCTGCAAAGAAGTCTTTTAACAAGCACAATCCAAGACCTAAAGCATATAAAGGGCAAGGCAGATGAGAAAACTAAACGCTATATGGCTACTCCTTACGCACAAAGCTTACTTCCTTGCGGTATGTAAGACGGGTAAAAACGGAGACGATATGACCACGATAGGACACTATACCTATGCAATGGCAGAAACTTTAATCAATAAACATATAGCAGACGTAGACACTTACCTTGACCAAGAAGATGCTTTAGATGAAGCAAACGACATAATTAATGGAATACTATGATATTACTATCAAGCCAAATAGAAAGCATTGCATCACGCAAAGACAAGACAATCAAGCTAACATTAGCAACCCAAGAGCTAAGTCCTAAAGATGCAGCTTCTTTGTTTCAGCTTAATCAACAGTTCTGCTACTTAGCAATCAAAGAAGAACCTTTCAGCAAAGAAGAACAAGACGTAGTAGAAAACTTAAAAGCAGACGTAGACACATTTAAGACACCGAGTCAAAGATTACGAGGCATCTTATACAGAACATACGAACAAGACAACGAAGGATACAAAGATTTTAACACATATTACTTGTCCGTAATGGACAGAATATGTCAGCATTATAAAACAAAAATAGATGGGTAGGCATAAAGCAATAGAAACGCCTGAATTGATGCTTCAATACTTTACTGAGTATTGCGAGTATTGTAAAAGCAATCCTATTAAAGTACACGACTTTGTAGGCAAAGACGGAGACGAAGTTTATAGATTAAGAGAAAGACCTTTGACGATAGAAGGCTTTGAGAACTATTGTTATAATCAAGGAGTTGTAAGTAATATAGATAGATATTTTGCTAACACAGATGGTGCTTACGAGGAATTTCGTAGCATCTGTTCGCGTATTAGAAAAACAATTAGACAAGACCAAATCGAAGGTGGTATGGCAGGGGTTTACAATCCAAGCATAACTCAACGTTTAAATAGCTTGGTAGAGAAGTCCGAGAACAAACACGAAGTAAGTGAGATTAAAATAACTTACGATAGATAATGCAGACAGTAGGCTTGAAGTTACATAACCCACACCCAGCGCAGAAGCAAGTACTTGACTGCGACAAAAGGTTTATTGTAATGATGGCAGGTCGTAGATTTGGTAAGTCATTGATTAGCCAAACGATAAGCATAGAAACTGCGGTTAATAAAAAGCGAGTAGCTTACATAACACCTACTTACCAATTAGGCAAGATATTTTTTAAAGAGATAGTAGACCTATTGCCATTGGATATATACTCTAAGAACGAAAGCGACCTGGTTATTACATTCATAACGGGTGGGAGTATACGTTTCTTTACGGGCGAAAGGTTAGACAATCTGCGTGGTTTAAAGTTTCACTTAGCAGTAATAGACGAAGCTTCTTTTATACCTAACCTTGAAGACGGCTGGCTAAACTCGATAAGACCTACTTTAACTGACTACAAGGGTAAAGCTATATTCTTAAGCACCCCTAAAGGTAAAAACTACTTCTTTAGTTTGTTTAGCAAAGCAGAACCTGATTGGCAAAGCTTTAAGTTCACTACATACGATAACCCTTACATTGACCCCAACGAAATAGACGATGCCCGAAAGCAATTACCTGAGGTTGTATTTGAGCAGGAGTATATGGCAAACCCGGCTGAGAACGCAGCAAACCCTTTTGGAAGCCAACATATACGCAAGTGCTTACACCCAGTAACAACAATGCCTGTTGTAGCTTATGGGATTGACCTTGCTAAGTCAGTCGATTGGACAGTTATCGTAGGCTTAGACGAAGATGGAAACGTGGCTTATTTTGACCGCTTTCAAATGGATTGGCATAATACCAAGCAAACTATCCTTAGGCTGCCTAAATGCCCTATCCTTGTCGATAGTACGGGGGTTGGAGACCCTATTCTCGAGGACTTACAAAGAGAAGGAGTAATGATACAAGGCTTAAAGTTTACAAGTTCAAGTAAGCAGCAACTAATGGAAGGGCTACAGGCTGCCATACATCAAGGGAAAATAGGCTATCCTGAGGGGATAATCAGCCAGGAGTTAGAAGTATTTGAGTATCAATACACGGCAACCGGGGTAAAGTACTCAGCACCTTCAGGCTTTCACGATGATGCCGTGATGGCTTTGGCTTTGGCTTGGCAAAACTTCAGCCTTAAGCGTGGCACTGGTAGATACGCCTTCCTATAATTTACCGCTTATCCTTGATATTTGCCGTTCATCACAATTTTTAAAAAAAGTTTGCCCATTTGATTGTTGAATGTGTAAAGGTTGTATATTTGATATATCAATTAACCACAAATACAAACACAATGAAAAAAGAAACCGCACAATTATTAGCCGTATTTTTAGTAGCTTGTTACCTTATTGGACAATTACAAGACATCTACTCAAAATGATTTACGCTATTTGCCTTCTGCTAATTGCAACAGGCTTTGCAATGGCAGCTTTAACCGACTATATAATCAAACACTATGACAAAAAGCACAAAAGAATACATAGACAAATATTACGCAAGTGAGCCTATTAGCATTATGATGTCTAACATTGATGCGACTTACTTAGAGATACTTACCTACTGCAACGAGCAGGGATATGAACCTGCAAAGCGTAGATTAAGAAGACCAGAACATAAGTCACAAATTGGCTTTTTTGACATTGAGAATTACAAACCCGAAACGATATGAAAACCGCAATGCAAGAATTAATCTTTCACATAGCATATATGGAAAGAAGAAAGTATCAAGATGAGCAAACACAGATACTTGGAGGTATGAATGATTGTATTATGTATGATGCCATCGTTATTCAAAATAGAGTCATTGAAGAATTAACTAAAGAGTATTCTGAATATCTTGAAAAAGAAAAAGAGCAGATAGAAATTGCCTTTGATTTAGGTAGAGATGAAGTTACATCTGTATTTATAATAGACGGAGAAGATTATTACAATAAAAAATTTAACCAAAGTAAATAAACCTGTGAGATACCATAGATTAAAAACATTAGCTCCATATTGGGAAAGAGTACAATCGGGAGAAAAGACATTTGAGATAAGGGAAAATGATAGAGATTTTCAAGTTGGAGATATAGTTGAATTAGAATATTATGACCCAAAAGAACCAGTAGTACAATTAGCATACAACTATAAACCTCCAATGATAATTACAACTGAAATTAAATATATTTTTAATGGAGGTAAATTCGGATTAGATGCTGATTATTGTGTAATGGCAATTGAAATTATTAACCAAAACTAAACAAATGGAACTACAACAAATCTTCGAAACAACAAAAGAACAACGAGTAGAGTTTACCCACCAATTAATTGAACGATTAAACGCAGGGGAGCTTGACCCGTTAAAAACACATCTCCAGGTTAAAGCCTTAGAGGATATGCTTGAAACACTAAAGGCAAATAAGGACTACAAAGATGCCGTATTACAAGCAGCCGTTCTTAATGGCAAGGACTTTGAATATATGAGTGCCAAGTTTAACATTAGAGAAGTAGGGGTTAAATACGATTATACCAAATGCGAAAGTCCTGCATACGAGGAAATATTAAACGAATACAATAGCGCAGCTAAAGCCAAAAAGGATATGGAAGATTTCCTTAAAAAAGTGCCACATCAAGGTCTTGATATTATCAACGGAGTTACTGGCGAGGTTACGAAAGTTTACCCACCTGCTAAGAGTAGCACAACAAGTGTAGCCGTATCATTAAAGTAATAAAAATATTGTACTTCTTTGCAATTTGCTTACCTTTGGCAGCGTTATGCTACATCGGTGGGCATCTTGCTTATGAGATAACTTTAAAACTAAAGAAATGATTTTATTACCAGTCGCAATAGTGATAGTAGTATTTGCTATTTTAGAAATTCGTGATATGTATAACCAAACAAAATGATAGTAGCAATAATATGTTCTTTAATCTCAGCAACCCTTATATCAATAGTATGGGTGCGATTAATAGACCAAAGCAATAAGATACTTGAACAAGACAAAAAAGAAAACAAATGACTTGGAACGAATTAACCATTTGGCAGTACCAACAAATCTACCCAATAGTTACTAAGCCTGAAAAGGATTGGACTAACTTAGACGTGGAAAGTAAGTTAGTAGGTATTGTTTACAACCTAACTGACACGCAGGTAGATAGCCTAACTATTCAGCAATTCAATAATCTAAAGGCAACCCTTAGCTTTTTAAATGACAAGATAGAAGGTAAGCCTGTTAAGTACACCAAAGCAAACGGCAAACGCTACCGCTTTGTTTATGACGTGCAACAAATCAAAGCTGCCAGATATATCGAGAGCAAGGTATTTAGCACCGACTTAATTACAAACCTTCACAAGTTAGCAGCCTCTATGGTAGTGCCTCAAAAGAAAACTTGGTACGGCAAATGGGTAGATGACACCTACGACGCAGCCAAGCATAGTGAATATGCAGCCGACCTACAAGCCTCGAACTTTGTACACATTTATCATTCGGTTGTTTTTTTTTATCAAGTATACAGAAACTGGATAGAAGTTTCTCGGGGTTATTTGATACAGGAAATGATGTCGAAGGGGATGACACCCGAAGCAGCACAAGGGGCGGTTCAAATTTTATGCAGCACTTTGGATGGCAATATTGCGCCAAATCTGTTGCCGACCACGAAAATATTACAGTTGACCAAAGCTATGAACTTGCAACAATCCAGTTCTTAAATACGCTATCCTATCTAAAAGCTAAAGCCGATTACGATAAGGAGCAACATAGGAAACTTAAATAATAGACAAGCCCTGCCAATTTTGGTGGGGTTAGTTATTTTTAGCCGATAGGTATATTTATTTGCGTGAGTATAGCAAAAGCACAAATAAGGGAACTTCAGTCAAGCTTTATACAAAGCTTAGGCGATACAGGGTTTGGCAAGGTCAACCCTAATGACCTACCTATATTGGAAAGGGTACTTGCAATCTATGGAGAAGCATTTAATAAAAGGGTTGCCCAAATATTAGATGACGAAAAGATTACAAGTTCTGGTAAGTTAGCTAACCCTGCACAACCTATAATAACTAAATTTGGCACAGGCTATATTTTAAGTGTTGGTTATGAGCAAGGCAGCGAACAAGACAAGTACTTTAGATTTATCAATAAAGGGGTATTAGGTACAACAAATGAAAAGGCTGACCCAGATACACCTTATAAATTTGATAAGGCAAATAAAGCAGTTAATATAAGTGCCGTTCAAGAATGGCTAAGTTATAATAAGCTTAAGACAGTGGCAGTCAAGAAGTATAGTAAGCTTGGTGTGGAAAGCAAAGCTATTGAAAGCAAAAAGTCGTTAGCCTTTGTTATAGCAAGAAGCATACACAAAAAAGGTATTAGGTCTACTCACTACTTTGATAGAGCAATAGCGCAAATATTTAATAAAGATTTTATAGCAGATGTTGCACTGGCAATAGGCGGAGATGTGCAAATACAAATAAAGCAAACAGTAAACGAAATTAAGAATGGCAATAACAATAACAAGTAGCCCTGCACCCTATTCGTCGATGCACGATAATCTATGGTTTGTATCAAGTTCTACAAATAGTGGAACTACAAACTTCAAATTCGTGTATGATGTTTATATAAACGGAAGCCAAGTAATTAGGTCAAAGGTATTCCCTGCTCCAAGTGCAGAAGGAAGCTATGGGGTATTTAACGCATCTCCAATGGTTCGCAGCTTTGTAACTAACTACTTTGAGCCTTCAGG